AAGCCAATCCTTTTTGGATGGCAGAACGTGCCTGATACAACCAGAAAGATCTGGATAACAGAAGGTGAGTGGGATGCGATTGCTTGTAGCGAGCTAGGATTTCCAGCCCTCTCTGTTCCAATGGGTGGCGGTAAAGGCGCCAAACAAACGAAGTGGATCGCCCACGAATACGAAAACCTCGCTCGATTTGAAGAGATCCTTATCGCAACAGATATGGATGAGCAGGGTGAGCTAGCAGCAGCAGAAATTATGCAGCGACTAGGTGATCGTTGTTACAGGGTGAACCTTCCAACCAAAGACATTAACGAGCTGCTTCAGAAGCAAGGGTATGAGCAAGCAAAATGGATGCTTGAGTGCGCGTATCAAGAGGCTCGCTGGAAAGACCCTGAGACCCTGTGTTCTGTTATGGAATTTGAGGCAGACATCGATGACTTCTTTGAAAATCAGACGGATGACACGCAGGGTTTTGGCAGTGGCTGGGAAAAGCTTGACGAAGAGGATATTCGATTCAGACCCAACGAGCTTTGGGGGGTTTGCGGCATCAACGGTCACGGCAAGTCGATGTGGCTAAACCAATTAGCTCTGAATGCTGTTCAGCAAGATGAAAAGGTCTTAATTGCAAGTATGGAAATGACGCCCAAGTCAACGATGGGGCGCATGGTTAGGCAGGCAGCGGGCAGTGCTACTCCGCCACAGCCATACCGCAAGAAACTTTTGGAGTGGATGTGTCCAAACCTGTGGCTATTCGTTGACAAGCTTACCCCTAAGCCTGAAGACCTAATGTCTTGCTTTGAATACGCGTACAGAAGATATGGCATCACCACTTTTATTGTGGACAGTCTAACTAATATGGTTAGGCAGGATGACTACGAAGGTCAGCAGAAGTTCATCGAGAAGCTAGTTAATTTCAAACTTTCATTTCCGGTAACGATCTTCATTGTGACCCACGTCAGGAAAGGCGAGTCAGAGTATTCAGCGCCTAATAAATATGACGTTAAAGGCAGTGGCTCGATTACCGATTTGGCGGACGGGTTCCTCTCGGTATGGAAGAACAAGCGCAAGAGCGAGCAGCTTGAGCAAGCCGAGATGCTGGGTGAAGAACCTGACGAGCAATATGAGAAGCAGTGGGATATGTACTTAGAGGTTTTGAAAAACCGCAACGGGCAGTACGAGGGCAAAGTTGGTTTTGAATTTGATAATCAGTGTTGCCAGTACCGCGACAGAAAGAACGGCAAAACGCGCAGATATATTAATTACTCGAAGGAAGCTTAAAGATGAATCAGGAAGACTTTGCAAAAAATATCAGAGTCGCGGGCACTGCTGTCGGCAAGGCTGAATACGAGCTAGGAAAAGCCGATGCTGATGAAAAGCGCACTATCGCGACCTCAATGATGCGAGCCGAGCATAACGGCGCTAAGACTAACGCTGCACAGCTTAGGGCGTCTGATGAAGACATAACTGTTTACGAAGTGCGCCTCGCTAGAGGCAAAGCTAAAGGACTGTTGGCTGCTGCTAAATCAGAAATGCTGGCTGCCGAGGTTGAATTTAAGATTTGGCAATCCATGCTGGCAAGCGAACGCGCAGAGCGGCGGGTATACGGAACTTGAAATCGCGCAGCGCGAATGCAGTTGATAAAAAGTGGATGGACGATATCACGCAGCTTGGTTGTTGCGTATGCCATCGCCAGTTCAATGTTTTCACGCCAGCCGAGGTGCATCACATTGACGGTAAGACTAAAGAGGGGGCGCACTTAAAGTCTATACCCCTCTGCTACAAGCACCATCGTGGTGGCGAAGACATCGCAAGTTACACCAGTCGTCACCCGTTTAAATACCGCTTTGAAGAGAGATATGGCACCCAAATGTTTCTTCTTGAGTGGACTCGCAACAAAATAATGGAGAAACAAGATGAGTATTAATGACGCAAGCTCGAAAGAACTCGATAGATTTAACGAAAAAGCTATTGAAGAAGCTGAAATATATGCCAAAAACTTAGCGCGAGACAGCTCAAAAGCTTTGGCAAAGCCTGACAACGTCAACCATCCGGCGCATTACAATTATGGCGAGATCGAGTGCATCGATTATCTGGAAGACAATCTTGGCTCTGGTTTTGACGCCTACCTTGAAGGCAATGTAAAAAAATATATGCACAGGTTCCGGCACAAAGGCAGCGAGATAACCGACCTGCGAAAAGCTCGCTGGTATCTAGACAGATTGATCGCGACTATCGTGAAGGCAGACTATTGATTAACGGTCGCGCTAAGGGGCATGCGTTTGAGCGTGAGCTTATCAAAATGTTTCAAGATGAGTTCGGTGATTGCGCCAGCCACTTAAAGAGAAACCTCGATCAGTATCAAATTGCTGGCAAAGCCGACATCGAATTTCATAACTTGATGATTGAAGCAAAACGCTACGCCAGCGGTCACTGGCACAAGCCTGAGTGGTGGGAGCAAGCTAAGACTTCGGCTGGCGACACTCACATACCTGTACTGATATACAAGTACGACAGGCAGCCAATCAAAATGGTATTTCCGCTATACATTATGTCCGACTATTCAGTTAAGACTGCTGAGACAATCACAGTGGATTGGGAAACAGGCATTTTGTTAATGAGGGAGTCGCTGGAGGTGCCTGATGAGACCGTCAGAATTTAACGCTCAAATAAAATTGGCGGCGAAACAAATCTATTACCCCCTGTGCATTAAATACATAGAGGATAACCTAGATGAAGGGTTCCACCCGCTTGCACTCGCGACATTGGTTTATTACTTGCCAAAAAACATACTTGATCTGCCAAGCAAGGAAGAACGGAGGGCAGCCATAGATAGTATCCCGCAAAAAGCAACACCGAGCCACACCCGACAACTGGTTGAGCATGGCGTTATGACGTTATGGAAGAAGGATCGCGGTGGGATTTAAAGAGGATCTACAGCGAGGCGTAGCTGTCGAGGATGATTTGCTTCGGCGGTTGCGCTTGTCTTTCCCAAACGCCAAGCGAGCAGAAGGGCTTCACCCTGAATTTGATATAGAAATCCCCGAGTTGCATAAAACAGTTGAGGTTAAATACGATCCGATGAGCCAGAAAACCGGCAACATTGTAATTGAGTACTTTCACCGCAAGCCGTCAGCATTTAGTGTTTCGAGCGCAGACTATTGGGTAATTGATACAGGAAAAAAAGAGATGTGGTTTAGCCGGAAGGGAATTCTAAATTGCATTCTGAGCGAAGGGCTGGAGCCTGTCTGCTTCAGAGGGACGACAGACAGATATTCAAAGTGGGCTTTTCTCATTCCCCTGCATCTTTTGCAGCGATACTCAAACGCAGTGCTAGCAGAGCAACACGAGGCATAGCCGAATGTCTGGAAATTCTGCCCCAGTTAATTACGGTCGCATAGCTAACCTCAATCAGATCCGCGACATCTTGCACCGTTAGTTGCTGCTCCTCCATAATTTTTGCCAGCTCTGCATTTGTGTCCACATCTTCACCGTCACTTTTTTGGTCTTTCATATTCTTTTCCTTCTTTTCATCTTTATATCAGCTCTCTGCTGCCGGAAGGATTGTCAGTCAGCCTCTCGCGCATCTGCCTCTCACATCCGGCATAGTAGCTTATCATCCCGCTCGAGACCATTCAGTTACATCTTCACTGTGACAATGAGGGCAATAATAATAAATTAGCACCTCCTCGACGGTTGACGCGCCGAGCGGATGGTTCTCACTCTCGCGCTCAATCACGACTTCGTCAAAGCTCCCCCAGAACGTGCAGTCACCGCACTTGTACATAATAGTCATTTGCTATTTTTCTCCAGCTTTGCTTGGTATCGCCTACCGTATGCTGCTCTTCTTTCATCAGCAGCAGCTTTTACTTTGGAGTGGTATTCATTTTGAGAAAGAGACTCGGCTGACTTCATTAGCCCAGATCGTAGGCTAAGAATAACGCCGCCGTTATCAAGATACTCTTGCACCTGTTGCTCTATAGCCGCCGATTGTAATTTTTTATGTTTATCCAGTGATTGCATTCTACTCATTTCTCGCTTGATTATTGTTAAAGGCTTTGGTTTTCCAAGACAGCCCGCAGGCTGTTTCGACCAGTAACCATCCGGTCTCGTCAATTGGAATTAGGCAGCTTCCCGCACCGAGTCATCACAAATCTAATTCTTCGCCCGTTTCCGCGTCCGCTATGAAGTAGTAGAATTCATCATCGATGCCGTCTTCCCGTCCTTCGGCGATCATTTCAGCCTTGAACGCTTCCTTTTCATCGTTGAGCCTGTCCAGCTCTTCTAGAGCAGCAGGAAGATAGGGATAAACGTCAGAAAATGGTCCGTTGTTAGTGTCGCCAACTTGGTAAGTCATTTTGTCACTCCATTCAAAGATGATAGGGTTGCCACTCTTGCTATCCGATAAGCTAATCTCAACCTCTAGGTCTCGGACTTCTCCGTACAGCCCGCCTGCCAAGTTGTCGTAGATAGTGATCAGCTTGTCGTCACCGCTAAGATTCAAGGGTTGCCATTCATCGATGTCTGATATTTTGTGGCATTCGATGAATTCTTTGGCGACGAGTAGTTTTTTTGCAGTGTTCATAAAGATGCCTCCTCAGACAGAACGGCAGTCAACCACCCGCTTTGCAAACGGGGAATAACATAGCTCTCGGCAGTCCAACCTAGATGATCCTCGCCAGTTACAATGAAGTGGTCGGCAGTTCGATCAGCTATTTTGTAGTTGGCTGGTAGGTAGGCGGCGACCTCGGCTTCAGTGGTGCGTTCTTTTGAAACTAAAATGGTTTTCATGTCGCGCCCCTTAACTCTTTGATTTTTTGCTGCTGCTGATCGATGATCTTGCCCATGCGTAGCAGCTCTTCTCTAGCCGCCTTGTTGTGGGGATTGCATTGCAGGGCGTGGACTAGCATGTGCGCTGTCGCTTCCCACGTTGGTGTGCAGTCGATTGTTTTAGTTGTCATGCTGTACCTCCTCAGACTTATGGTTTTCTGTGACGCCTTGAAAGGCGTTTCGACGGGTAACCATCCCGCAGCTCATCAGCTAGAATTTTTCGGGGCGGGGAAAATAAACCCCGCACCCCTATGCCGCCTTCTCTAATAGGGAG